TAATGCCATCCTGCTCGCCCTAGGCCTAACCTACGGGCTTTTCGTGTTCTACGCCGCAGTCATGAACATCAAGCGTGTTCGTGACATGGGTAAGCTGAACACACTAGGAAAAGTCTTAGGCTATCCAACTCTATTTATTGGCATCGTTTTGGATGTCATTGTGAACTGGTTTGTGGTTACGTTTATCCTCCTTGAATTCCCCCGGGAGTACACCGTAACTGCGCGGCTTAAACGCCACAATCGTGAATCTGACGGCAGCTATTTGGGACGCTGGAGGCTGGCTGTGGTGAAATTCTTTGAGCCTTTGCTCGATCCGCTAGACCCCGACGGTTCGCATTTAAAATAAGCACTGTTATGCGTGCTGTCAAACATCAATCTTGCTTTGTTTACATGGCGACCTCTCCCACCGGCAGGTCGTACATTGGCGTTTCGGTAGACCCACAAAGACGATGGCAGCATCACCAGCTTGCAGCAAAGCGCGGTAGTGAATTGGCTTTTCATCGTGCAATACGCAAGCACGGCGCTGAAAATTTTAAACATCAGGTGATTTTTGAGGCATCGGGCATCAACAGCCAAGCTATTTGTTTTAGGGCTGAACGCACACTAATTGAGTTTAACGAGACACTTCATCCCAATGGCTACAACCTTTTGATGGGTGGCGATACTGGGTCTGGGTACTCAAAACAGACCGCTGAAAAGCATAGACAAAAAATTATTGAAGCAGTCAGTAAACCCGAAATTCGTCAAAAAATGTCCGTTGCGGCCAAAAAAAGAATGAACAGCAACGATGCAAGGAATGACGTTTCCAAAAAATTAAAGCTATATTACGAGCAAAACCCAGATGCAAGATTGCAAATGTCGCAAAGGGCAAAAATTTTGTTTGACCGCGACCATCAAACAAAAATGACGCAAGCCGCTATTCATGCGATGAAGCAACCAGAAGAAGCCAAAAGGCGAGCGGAATGCGCAAGAAAAGTGGCGACTGATCCTAAAGTTAGAGCCGCAATAAATGCAGTCATAGCAAAACCGGTTTTATGTGTTGAAACCGGGCAAAGTTTTAATTCAGTTTCAGAAGCGGTTAGATGGGTTCAATCATCAATAAATCCCAAAGCCCAAAATACAAAAATATGTCAAGCCGCAAGCGGCAAAATCAAAACTGCTTACGGTTATAGCTGGCTGTACGCAAAAAAATTATAATGGTTTATATATGAAGCTTTGGCACATTCTGGCCGTGTCTGTGGTTGTTGCGGCTTGTGCTGCGCCCATTGACCTGCCAGAAGAAGCCCAAGACGCTGACGGAATAGGCGGGGCCACTGCTAAGGTGGAGTTTATAAAATGGATGGGTCAATTGATATTGACTGCCGTTGGGAATATCACTGTTAACGTAAAGGTAGAAAATGGCTCCACTGATAGCGGGAATTCTGACAAGCCTGGTGCAAAATAACCTGCCAAAACTTGCTCAGGCGGTTTTGGACAAAGGGGTTGATTACGTCCAAGAAAAAACGGGCATGGAACTCAAACCAGACATGGCCCCCGAGGACGTGCAGAAACTGCGTGAGCATGAGCTAGAGATAGAAAAACTAGAGGCAGCAGATCGTGACAGCGCACGGAAAATGCAAATGTCTGCCCTTGCTCAAGACGATGTGTTTAGCAAGCGGTTCATTTACTACTACGCATCTTTCTGGTCATTTTGCGCGGCGGTTTACATTGGGTTTATCACCTTTGGCTCGATTCCAGAGGCCAATATCCGATTTGCCGATACGATTTTGGGCTTCCTTCTCGGAACGGTGATTGCCACGATCATGCAGTTTTTCTTTGGTTCGAGTAAGTCCAGCAAAGACAAAACCGAGGCAATGCTGAAAAAATGAAAGCCAACTTTGATAAATGCCTAGCTCTGGTGCTTAAGCACGAAGGGGGTTTTGTCAACCACCCCAAAGACCCTGGCGGCATGACCAACCTTGGCGTGACAAAGACCACGTGGGAAGAATGGACGGGCAATTCATCAGATGAGGCCGAAATGCGCTCCCTTACGCCCGAAATGGTGGCCCCGCTATACAAAGCCCGCTTCTGGGATCGCGTCAAAGCCGACGAACTTCCCTCCGGTGTTGATTACGCTGTCTTCGACGCTGCGGTCAACTCTGGCCCCGGCAGGGCTGCTAGGTGGCTGCAAGAATGTGTCGGGGTGGCTGCTGACGGTGCAATAGGGCCAAAAACCCTCCAAGCTGTGAACAGTTACCCCGGCGACCTTCAGTCAGATTACTGCGATAAGCGGCTCAAATTCCTTCAAAGCCTGCCCACTTTTCCGACATTTGGTAGGGGCTGGACAAGACGGGTTGAGGATGTAAAATCCACCCGCCTCCTTTGAAAATGGAAGTTCACCTCGCTTCGGCGGGGTGTTTTTTTGCCAGCATACCCACAGGGGCGGATCGAGGGATTCGCTTTCCTGCGGCCAGAGACGGCAGTGAAAACGCATCCATAGCACCTGGCCGACCAATGTACGGTTTCAGCTCATTCCCGTTGTAGACCCCTTGCATGGGCATCCTGCGCGGGATAGCGGCTTTACCTTCGTAATTGATCCGATACTGGCGATTGAACTGTTTTACTTTGCCAGAAACTAGCAAATGTGACAGTTGCCGCTCCACCGTTTGCACGTCCTCGCTCAGGTGTTCGGCAATCTCCCCCGCAGTCAGATACGAGGTTTGCTGGATCAGGCTGAGTATTCTTTCTTTCATTGTTAATCCTTTGGGTAAGTTCTTTTTGATAGCGATTGGCGGCAGAGCGCCATTCGTCTGCACGTTGACGGGCTTCGGCTACGAGTCGATAAGCCCGGTTGTTTGCTGACGCAATCTTGCGATCTACACCGCGAAGTTCTTTGCGCAAGTCGTTGATCTCGGCTTGCATGGCCTTGCGGATAGCCGCCCCGTCTGGGCTGCGCTCGGCTGTCCAGTCTAGGCGGTCGCGCCATGGTTGGATCATGCCAAAGCCCTCCAAATAAAGTATCCAATCCAGCCGCCCACATTGACAAGGTATAGCGTCCAAGCAAAGCCAAGCCAAAAATCAATCGTGTTTTGCTTATCCATGCTGCCATCCGTTCTTCTCGCGCAGCTTGGCTTTCGGCTCATGCGTGCAGGCCTCTTCATAATCCAACACATCCTGAATGCGGTAACGGATCAGACCGCCTAGCTTGAGGTATCGACAGCCCTGCTTAAGTGACCTGTCGCGCTCCAGTGTCGCCTCGCTGATCTTCCAGCGGAACGCAAGCTCTTCCTGCGTCATCAGTTGCTCTGGTGTTGTCATTGCGGCTCCTTGTGAACAATCACAGACGCACCAGTTTCAGGGTCTGTGTAACTGGTTTCTGGTTCACACCAGCAAGGCGATCCGTCTGTTATGTGCTGTCGCTGTGTTTCGCTCTTCTCATGTAACGACTCATTCACGATACGTCCGCACAGTCGGCAGTCGCGGTGGTATTGACCGTCATAAATCCAGCCTTTGCGTGGCAGTGGGTGTCCAAACTTTTCGCAAAGCCACCAGCCCAATCGGATGTACCAAGGTTGATTCATGCTGCACCTCCGTTCTTCTCGCGCAGCCTTATCAAGGCAAACTCGGCCCCGCTGGCAAACGCGCTTACGGCGCTGCCGCTGAAACCATGCAAGTCGCAACCGTTTTTTATTTCCTCATCTGTCAGCCCAACCCATTGCCGCTGTGCTGCGGGTGCTGGGTGCGTGTAGAGGGCAAGCGGAGGCGTTGAACTTATTTCCGTGTCTTTGGCCCATTCAAAAACCTCGTCTTTGTTGTGAAACAGCGCCCCAGCGAACTCCCATGCATATGGCTTCTGCTTCTTATGCGCCTCCGGCACGGCTGCTTGCTCATTTGCTCGGCTTTCAGCCTCCGCGATGGCGGTGCGGAGTGCTGTGATGGCTTTTTGTGATTGATACCTAACATTCCTATATGTGAAAGGGCTGGGGTCTTCTGGATATTTTTCCAACGCCTCCAGCGCCTGCTTCATTGCTTCAATCTGATTTACCACGGTGCTTCCTCCCATTGTTTACGTTGTTGCTGCTGATATGCTTTTTCTTGTGCTGGTGTCCACGGCACGGGGCCTGTGGGTTTCGGGAAGGGCCAGGTCATGCCGACAACCCAAAGAACAAGAGTGCCGCAAAAACCACACCCAGCACAAAAGCCAGGGCGTAATCTGCAAACACTTCCCAACGAGCTACACCCATAGGCCGAACCTCCGCGTAACCCTGTGAAAAGGTGCAGTCGGCCATTGTGCGCGGGGTTTGAATGTGAGATGGTTTCATGGTTACTCCTTTGTTAGAACGACTCCAATGTATCACACACCAGAGATTTGTTTATTAGGACTTACCCTTAGTCCTTCACGGATGTAGTGCAGGGCCAGCTTTGACTGAGTGAGTTCCTGCTTTGCAGATTCTTTCTTGAGGTCTGCAAGGGTTCGCGGGTCAATCCTGATGGTGAGGTAGGTGTTTAGGGTTTTTTCTTTCATGTGAAAGCCTCAAAACGGGATGTCTGAGTCCATGTCATCAAAGCCGGTTGACTTTGGCTGTGCCTTAGCTGGGTTGTTTGCCAATGTCGAGCCTTCCTTGCGGCCACCCTGCAAAGCCACGTCAATAACACGCACATCCATGCTCTTGCGTTTGTTGCCTTCTTTGTCTTGCCATTCGCGCTCTGTAACTTGCCCGGTAACGGTTACGGCTTGGCCTTTGACCAGGTAAGGCGCTAGGCTTTCGGCACGCTTGCCAAAAATACCGCAGTTCCACCAGATAGTCGGTTTGTCTTTGCCTTGGCTGTCTGCCACGCTGAATTGAGCGACAACATCGCCTTTTGGCAAATAGCGCACCTCAGCGTCTTTTCCCAGCTGCCCAGCGATTGTGATGATGTTCATTGATTAACCTTTCGTGATGAAGTAACGGTGATAGTTTTTGCCCAGCACGGGCTTTTTGAGTATTGTGTAGCCTTGCTCCTTGAGATCGGCCATTCGTTTATGTGGGCATACAGTCCCCACGATTGAGATGATTTCCATGCTGGTAGCGCCTTGTTTGCGCTGAAGCAGTTTCTTGAGTTTTTCCAGTTGGCTCATTTGACCTCCCTTGCACGGAGCATGGCGTCGGCCACTTTGTAGGCCCACTCGCAACCACGATCATCAAAGTCCTCGCCCTCTTGAAGTGACGCGATGATCCCCTGCATCGCCTTGGCCGCAAAGTAGTCGCGCAAGGTCATGCCGAGATTGATGGTCGGGCAATCATTTAAATCGCCGCACCACGGAAAAGCGGGGCCGCCTGTTTTGTTGCTCATGTTTACCTCACTTGAATGGATTTAGAACGCACCAGCTTGACACCTGGAATGTCAACGCCAGTCTTGATAGCGGTCTTAATGGCCGTCTTATTGGGTTTCTTCGCAGGAATCTTTGGCCATTCGAGATATTCCTCCGGGATCAGCTCCTCTTGGAATACTTCTACAGACTCAGGATTGTTGCGAATCTTGATTGTGAACAGCGGAGCCTCGATAGATTGAATCTCAGCTGCCTCCATATTGAAGATCAGGTATTCCTCTAGCTTTTCAGCGTTAGCCTTGCGGCGGTCTTTAAGCTCTTTCAGGCGCTTGATTTCCGCATCAATAGCCTCGCAGTTGGAGTCCATCTGGGTCAGCACAGCGACGATGTTTTGCGCTTTTTCGGCAATTGATTCCTGAAGGCCGGAGCCTTCAAGGGTATCTGCGACGGTTTGTGCGTCCAGATCGGCATCGGCCAGCTTGTTAAGCAGTTCAACGTATTCCGAACGCAATTGGTAAAGGGCGGGAAGGCTCATGCTTGTGCCCTTTTCTTTTCCAGCAGCTTAACCAGGTGCGAATACGCCACATTGGGCACTTGCGCCAGCGTTTTCACATCCGTATTGGTGTTTTGGCTAACCCATTTCAGCAGGTCGGCTTTGTTGGATTTGGTTTCGTCGATCAGGGCTTCCAGATTGGCGATCTGTTCGTCAGTGATCGTAGGGGCCCTTTGTGGGCGGCTGGCGGCGTTTCCGTCATCGTCCTCGGGGGCAATGCCACAAGCGGCCATAAGAGCGTACCTGCGGGCGTATGTGAGGGCAGAACCGTATCCCTGCGGGTCTTGCTTGGCAGCAGGTACGTGCAGCTTGCCACATTCCAGCATTTCGCCGGATTCATGGATGAACACGGTTTCCACGGTCACACCAGTAGCGTCCTCGCTGGTGCGCTGGATAAGTCCGATGCCGTTATCGTTCAGGGCATCAATCACCGCCTCCACACAGGCAGACAGGTCTGCATACTTGCTGCGGAAATGGGGATTGGTGCTGGTTTTAAGGGCTGGGGAAAAGCCGCGCTGGGCTTTGACGAAGGCTGAAGCGATTGCTTTCATGGTTTCTCCTTTGGTTAGAGGGGTCGGTAAGAATGCGGGGTGGTTTTGGGCAGCTGCTCGTTGATGGCTTCCTCAATCTTGTCCCACTGGGGCTGGTCAAGGATCGGATTGACCATTACGCCGTTGTAGTAAACGGAGGTAGCTTCCCAATCAATGTCCCACCAGGTAGCGCCGTCATCCGAATCTGATGTGGCAACCCAATTGACCGTGACGTAAGCGTCGTCATAGCCGATGGTGGTTTCGAGTGTTCCGTTCATGTGTGCTCCTTGGTTAGATGGCTGAATCATACCACACAAATGCCACACAACAAGGTTTTTTTCTAAGTATTTTCCCTAGGTGACAAACATTTTTTACACGCTACGCTTTGCGGGTCTAACGGAGGAACCATGACACCACTACCATTTGATTACGCCCGATGTGACGCACTGAAACCAGACCAGTATTGCAAGAACTGCAAACGCTGGGCGGCACATCCTGAACAGACATGGGGATCGCTTGGAAGCCCTTGCGTAACAGTAAAAGACAGCCGCGATGAGGCTTGTATCTACATTCCGATCAGCTTTGAAAAGGTGAAAAAATGAACATAGAAGACGCTATTCGCATGGCGCAAGACGCCGGACTGATCCAAGAATGGATGGTTTTGAGCGACGATCAAAAATCAAAGCTCATCGCCTTTGCCGCAGCAATGTACGAAAAAGGCATGGACGATGGCGCAGCAGACTTTGAGCGCATCATGCTGCCAGCTTTGATTGCAGTAGAGCGCGAAGCCTGCGCAAAGACAGCGGAGGATTTTTTAACGAGAGGACGCAGCCCATTTGGTTACAGAGTTGCAGAAGCCATCCGAGCAAGGAACAAAGAATGACCCCCGACCAAATCGAAGCCGAAGCCGCAGACCTTCTGTTGGCACACGCTCAAAACATCACGTCAACTTACACAGAACCAGACGACCACGATGCAGCTACCATAGCGTTGCTGACGGTATGCCTGGAACGCTTAACCACCCGCCGAGTAATGGCACACATGATGGAGACACTATGATTTTCTTTTGCGGATTCCTTTTCGGCGCTGCCTTTGGTGCGCTTGGGGTTATTTTGTACGTCCTGACACGGCCAGAAGAAAGCAGAACTATCTGCACGGGTGACTGCAATCAGGGCAGGAATTGCACTTGCGTGAAAAAGTGATAAAATGATCCGAAACCCGGCTAGGTCTGAAGTCATGAGCAGACCGAAAAGCGAACCTCCCGCCTGCCGCTGGTTTCCTTCTGGAGGGTTTGCGAGGAAGTGCGATGCACTATTACGGTTTCCACATTGGGGACTATATGTCCCACACTAGGCATCTTTCTTTGATGGAAGATTTGGCATTTCGCCGTCTATTGGATTTTTATTATCTTCATGAGCAGCCAATAAAGCAGCGAGACATTGCTCGCCAGATTGGTATGCGCGATCATGAGCAAGACGTTCTCACGGTGCTAAATGAGTTCTTCATTTCCACCGATGCTGGCTTTGTTAACCCAAGGGCAGACAAAGAAATTGCTCACTACCACTCAAAAATTGAGCAAGCGTCACGCGCCGGTAAAGCATCTGCCGAACGGAGGAGCAACGCCCGTTCAACGGACGTTCAACCAACCAGTAACCATGAACCAGTAACCAGTAACCATGAACCAATTAATTCCGTAGCTAAAGCTACGGGCGACAGGTCGCCGCTTACGACAGACGAAATCATCTTTGGTTACGGGGTTCCTTTGCTTACCAATGCAGGCACACCTGACAAGCAAGCCCGTTCGTTCCTTGGTGGACTGAGGAAGGCTCACGGCGACGAAGCCTTGGTCAACACCTTGCGGGAGTGCATCCGCGCCAAGCCTTTGCAGCCGCTTGAATGGATCGCCGCTGTTTTGCCGCCCAAAGGCACAAAGCCGCGAAACCAGCCGATGAGCTTTGCCCAACAGGATGAACTGGCACGGCGCAAACGCTGGGAGGAGATGACTGGCCGAAAATGGCCCGAAGCTGACCAGCCCAATTTCATTGACGTAACCCCGACCACTTTGGAGATTGAGAAATGAGCTTGCCCGTTAAAGCAATTGACCGTCTTTTTGAGCGCCTTTCTGCGACCTATGGAGCCGCTTGGACACGCCAGTGGGCAGATGTGCCCATCAATGACGTTAAAAGTGCCTGGGCGCACGAATTGGCTGGTTTTGAGGGCCACCTAGAGGCATTGGCTTGGGGGCTTGAGAATTTGCCCGAGCGATGCCTGAACGTGATTGAGTTTCGCAACCTTTGCCGCCGCGCACCAGAAAAGGAAGTCCCACGTTTGCCAGAGCCAAAGGCTAACCCCGAGCGGCTGAAAGCAGAATTGGCAAAACTTGGCGAGGCAAGAAAAGCGATAGCCCAAAAATCCGGCAGGGATCACAAGGCATGGGCCAAGGCGATCATTGCCAACCATAACGCAGGCGGCCACGTTAACGCTGTTTCTTTGCGATTTGCACGAGAGGCACTAGGGTAAATCCCTATTCCACCCCACACAAAACCGCCCCACAATCTATCAAAAGGAGATCACATGAAAACATTTATCCGGTTATATCGGTTCTACAGGGACATTGGTTATTCCCGCAGGAAGTCGATTAAACGAGCTTGGGAGATGGCAAGGTGACCCACAAAAAAGCCATGCAAATACTGGACGGCCTAAAAGACGGAAAGTGCTACCCAGCGCATATTGTTGATGAGGCTTTGAGACTGACAGGCGACTTACATGAGTGACCGAGTAATTTTGGAGCAAGCCTGCGCCCGTGAACTGTACGCAACCTGGCAAGCAACACAAGAAAAAGTGTTGACCACGACCAGAATTGCTTGGCTGAATAAGGTTTACGGGCGTGGGGCGGCTGATCGGGTGCGGGAATATATGGGACAGATGAAAAATGGGGAGATGGTGTGAATGAGTTGGCTTTATTCGCAGGCGCTGGTGGCGGAATACTTGGGGGAAAACTTCTCGGATGGCGAACCGTCTGCGCCGTTGAATGGGAACCCTACCCAGCAAGCGTATTGTGCGCCCGACAAAATGACGGCTTTCTCCCGCCTTTCCCGATTTGGGATGACGTTCAAACCTTTGACGGAAGACCGTGGAGAGGAATTGTTGACGTTGTATCTGGCGGGTTTCCATGCCAGGACATTAGTTCAGCAGGGAAAGGCGCAGGAATTGACGGAGAACGATCAGGAATGTGGCGACACATGGCGCGGGTGGTTAGCGAAGTACGACCCCGATACGTCTTCGTGGAGAACAGCCCAATGCTCGTTACTAGAGGACTTGAACGAGTCATTGGCGACCTTGCCGCGCTCGGGTATGACACGAAATGGACTGTTATGGGAGCTGCCGATGTTGGGGCAAATCACCAGCGAGACAGAATCTGGATTGTTGCTACCGACTCCAACTTGCCACAATGCCAAAGAGGGGGCGCATCCATCGGAATACAACAGAAATACGCCTACGCTAGCGACGCACGCTGGTGGACAACTGAACCCAACGTGGGTCGAGTGGCTGATGGGGTGGCCGCTAGGGTGGACAGACTTAAAGCCATTGGAAACGGTCAAGTCCCACTCTGTGCAGCAGAAGCTTGGAGATTGCTAAGTGACTGATCCACACAAAGCCATTGACTACATCCTTGCCAATGCTCAGAAGTTTGCAGAGGCCAAGGCAAACCGAGTTTACCTAGAAGAATTCAGGAAATCCAAAAAAGCCGCCCTGATGAACATATGCGACGAGAAAACGGTAAACGCCCGTGAGCAGTACGCATATAGCCATGACGAATATTTGGCGCTTCTAGACGGCTTAAAAGCCGCCGTAGAGGTAGAAGAAAAGCTGAAATGGGATTTGATAGCTGCTCAGGCAAGGATTGAAGTGTGGCGCACTGAGCAAGCAAACAACCGACAGACTGATAAGGTGATGCGATGAACAACAAACTGACTGAAAAACAGCGGCGCCACTTGGGGCGGGTAAAAGAGCTTCCATGTAGCGTATGCGACAGCCTAGAAGGCTCGGAGGCGCATCACGTTGTCCAGGGGCTTCAATATACCTGCATTGCTTTGTGCCCCAGTTGCCATCGAGACGGAATCCTTGGATGGCATGGACAAAAACGGATGTGGAAGATCAAAAAAATGGATGAAATGGATGCTCTAAATGTCACACTTTCAAGGCTTTTAGGGTAAAATACAAACAGCGCCTGACGGGAATCTCCCCCGGTTAGACCGTCCTGCCCGGTGGATGGTTTCAGGCGTAACCGGGCACTATCATGAATGGAAATTGGCGTACATGATCCGGACATGGCCCACAAAGAGAAACCAGTTTCCAGCCGTGATGGTGTCAAAGTCTGGGCCGCTTTGGCTATCTTTAATCCCCTGTCTAGTGACAGGCTCAGAAGATGCAAACAGCAACCGGGGCCGCACACCGGGAGCCATCAAAATTAAGTGGTAGCTGCGTAGCGGACGCCATTTGTGTCCATCCGCGCTGGCGATGTAAAAGGCCAGCATCTAACTAACTGGAGAGAAAATGAGAGTAATCACCCCTTGCGAAACGCATAGACAAGTCGCCACATTGATGGCAGAGCTTGTGAAGGGGCAAGGAACCCGTTACGAACTGGCAGAACGCACTGGACTGCACCGAAACTACGTCAGTCGGATGTTGGTAGCCTTGCGTGAAAAGAAATGCGTCTACGTTATTGGCTGGAAAGCAGACATAACTGGTCGCTATCAACAAGAGATTTTTACGCTTGGTGTTGGTGAGGACAAGCCAAGACCGCCAAGGCAGACCCAACGGGAGCGTGACGCCAAACGCTATCGTAAGATGAAAGAAAGAAAACTGGCTGAAATGCGCCAGCCGGTAAAGACCACTTTTGTTGGTGGGGGGCTTTGGGCGTGAGATACGCAGCAAGGGTAGACGCCAACCAAGAACAAATCGTAAGCGCCTTAAGAGCATACGGGGCTTATGTCTGGATTATTGGCCTACCTGTTGATTTATTGGTAGGCTACAAAGGTTACACTTTCCTGATGGAAGTCAAAGACGGCCCCAAAAAGAAGCTAACCAAGCTGCAAGAAGATTTTTTCAAAAACTGGACAGGGGCAACCCTGTGCCGGGTAGACGGGCCAGAAGCGGCCATCCGAATGATTAAAACCGTGGAGAACACATGAAAGAAACCGCCAGCTTTGCAATGACCGAATTTAAAGTGACCCAGTGGGCCGATAAGGTCGGGATCACAAAATACGGAACAGTAGAAGGCCTGCTAAAAGAACTGCGGGACGCTTACCGCAAAGCCGATAAGAAAGAGATTAGAGATGCCATTGGTGACTGCATGGTTGTCCTGGTCATGATTGGCTTGCTGACCGACAATGACGTAAGGCAATGCTTCTTTGAGGCCGCTGAGATTGTGACCAAGCGCACCGGCCACATGACGCCAGAGGGTATTTTTGTAAAGGATGTGAAATGACTATGAATTACGAGCCAATCACAATTACAGAAGTCAAGTTGCATTGTGGTGGTGGAACTCTTTGGCAGGCCCAATCCAAAATTGGCATTCTTCCCGTAAGCGTAACAAAGCGATCAAAAGATGACGCCGAGCAAATTCTCAAGGAAATTATTGGCCGTCATTGCAACATTGACGCGCAAAAAATAAAAACACTAGGGTAAACACCTATACCAAAACCAAAAACGTGGGGCAAAATAACCCACGTTGACACCAATCAACAACCAATTGACAATCTAACCAAAGAAAACACCATGAAAAAAGCACTCATCGGACTCTGGATCGCTGCCAGCACAACTATGGTTTGGGCAAGCTGCACAACCCATACTTATTTTCAAAATGGCCGCATGATTACTTGCACAACTTGTTGTTACGGTACAAACTGCACCACAAACTGTTTTTAATATGCCATATACGCCTGCACAACACCGCTTATTTCAAGCCGCTGCCCACAATCCCAAAGTGGCGCAGCGTGTAGGCATCCCCCAAGACCAAGCCAAAAAAATGGCAAGTGAGGGGGTTAAAAAAGAAGTCATTAAGGCTCTGAGAAAATGATTTGGTGGTGCGGTAGCAGTCTAGGACTTCCGGCCACGTGGTATGGCAAAGGCTGGACACCCATGCAAATAGACGATTATGGTAACGCTGTAGCCGTATTCCCGTTTATGGTCAGAGATTTCCCGTATGGGTGGGGGCAGCATGATTGATAAACAACTTTATTGGTCTTTGAAAGACGGCGAGCAAGCCCCAACAAAGAAAACGATCGATTACGCGCAAATAAATTACCCAAAGCAATCATTCAAACTTGCCATAGGGGTATGGGACGACAACAAGTATTTAGAACTGCACAGAGATGAACTTGATTTCCACATCAAAAACGGGGCAGTTATCGCTAAATAGCCAATAGGCATATAATCTGCTTATCTTAGGCAAACCCGAGGATAATGATGGATAAAATAAAGAATGGGAATACTGCTAATCGCGCAGGACGTCCAAAAGGCGCTCAGAACAAAACAACCCGAGCCGCCAAAGAGGCCATTGAATACGCGGCCCAACAATTGGGCGGTGGTGAACGCCTTTATGAATGGGCGCTAGAAGACCCAGCAAACGAAAAAGTATTCTGGTCTACCATTTACCCTAAGCTGCTGCCGATTCAGGTGGCTAGTGACCCAGACAACCCGCTTACAGTTCTGACCAAAGTGGAGTTTGCTGTTGTCAAGCCTTCGAATTGAAGTCCCCGAAGTATTCGTCCCCCTGTTAGAGCCAAAACGCTATTTAGGCGTGTACGGAGGCCGTGGCTCGGGCAAGTCTCATTTCTGCGCTGAATACGTCATAGCCAAAGCAATAGCAGGGGCTAGGATTGCTTGTATTCGTGAGGTGCAAAACTCAATCAAGGATTCGGTCAAGCAACTCATTACGGACAAAATCCTTGGGCATGGGCTTGAATCCATGTTTGAAATACTTGAGCAGGAAATCAGGGGGCCACGAGGCTCTTTGATTGTGTTCAAGGGTATGCAGTCATACAACGCTGCCAACATCAAGTCTCTGGAAGGTTTTGATTTGGCATGGGTGGAGGAAGCCCAAACCCTGAGCCAGCACAGCCTAGACCTGCTTAGGCCGACATTCCGTAAGGAAGGAAGCCAGCTTCTATTTGCTTGGAACCCGCGCTACAAAACCGATGCGGTGGACAAGTTTTTCAGATCAGGCCAGCGGGACGACATGGTGACTGTCCGCGCAAACTGGTACGACAACCCGTGGTTTAAGAAGACCCCGCTGTATCAGGACATGCTCAAGGACTTTGACATTGACCCTGATAAGGCCGAACACGTCTGGAATGGGGCTTATGGCTCGTCTCAGGGCGCTATCCTTGCCAAGTGGGTGAACCAAGCCGAACGGGATGGCCGCATCCACAATGGCGTGGTTTACGACCCTGAAGGCGAGGGCATCCGGGTGTCCGCTGACTTGGGTTTCAGGGACACAGCGTCATTCTGGTACTGGCAACGAGTGCCTGGCGGGTATAGCCTTCTGAAATATGAAGGCGATTCGGGCTTAGATGCCGACGAGTGGATACCACGTATTCAAGACAGCATTAGCGATCTTTTGGGAAAGTCGCCAAAGATATGGCTACCCCATGACGCACGGGCCAAGACATTCCAGAGCAAGCACACGACCCTAGAGAAGTTTCTGGCCGCTTTCGGGGCTGGGTCATGTGAAATCGTGCCGCAGTCTAAAAAGCAAGACCAGATTGAAGCTGCTAGGACGGTGATACAAAAGTGCGCTTTTAACGCTGATTTGTGCGAGGCAGGATTGGACGGCTTGAGAGCGTGGGAGTTTGTCTATAACGAGGAGAATGGGGTATTTAGCCGTGAACCTAACCATAACTGGGCTTCACACCCTGCTGATGCTTTTGCGTACGGTGCGCAGAAGATGTCTGAGGCCAAAACTGAGTCAAAAGACGTGCCGCCAGTCTTCCCAGTAAAGGGCGTGACAAACGGGCGCATCGTCACCGCACCATTGGATACACTATGGAAAGACATGCCAAAAAGGTCTGATAGGATATAATTAGTGTGTGGCTAGGGTAGCTCCCGAAAACTTGATTCCTACAAGCTGCCACAACTTTTATAGGAAATTTGACCAAGGAAATCAAATGCAAAAACAATGCGCTAAGTGCGGCTGTGTAAAGCTGTTTACTGAATTCCATAAAGATACTAGAAAGAAGGATGGAATTCGCAGTCGATGCAAAACATGTGTCAATCAACTTACAGAACAAGACAAAGCCAACGCCGCAAGACGACAAGCAAAATATAGAGAACAAACTCGCGTACAAAACAGAATTGTTGCGTACTCCAAAAAAAATGCCCCATCAATACAAAACGTAAGTGCGGCCTGCCGTGCGGGTCCAGCGGCAGTTTCGTGGGCTAATAGGGAGGCTTGCGAAAAAATATATGCAAACCGTATTGCGATCACAAAGTGGACGGGCCTACCTTATAACGTAGATCACATAGTCCCACTCAAAGGCGTAGATGAGGATGGCAATCATGTTGTGTGCGGCCTTCACAATGAGTTCAACTTAAAAGTCATCACAAGGGCGGAAAACCGGAAAAAAAGCAATAAATTTTCAGAATTTATGTGAAAATATCGGAAATTTACTTGAAAAAGTGCCCGCATATGGACAAAGACAAAAGCCTCAAATCAGCAGCCTCTTGGCTTAACGAACTTCGCCTCGCCAAGAAAGAGGACGACAAATGGACGAAGCGCGGAAAAAAGATCGTTAAACGCTACCGGGATGACCGTTCATCGTCTTATGACGGCAACAAGCGGTACAACATCCTTTGGTCGAATATCCAGACCATGATGCCTGCCCTGTACGGGAAAACACCCCGTGCACAGGTTGAGCGTCGGTGGAAAGACCAAGACCCCGTTGGCCGTACAGCTGCGATCATTCTGGAGCGTGCGCTTCAGTACGAGATTGACCATTACGGGGATTATGAGAACGCTACCCGCGCTGCCGTGCTGGATCGCCTCTTACCTGGTCGCGGCACGGTCTGGGTTCGCTTTGAGGCCAAAGAGATCGAGACCTTTGAGCCGCAGGGCGAGGAAGAATACACGGCTGACCCCGAATCCTCTGAAACTCCCGTAAACCAAATGAGCCTGCCGACCGGCGTCGGTGAGATGCAGCTCGAAACCACCCCGGTGGATTACGTCTATTGGGAAGACTTCCGGTGTTCCCCGGCTCGGTGCTGGGATGAGGTGACATGGGTTGCCCGTCGGGTGTATATGACCCGCTCAGAGATCGAAGCCCGATTCGGTGAGGATGCGGCCAAAAAAGTGCCCCTGACCCACGAGCCTATCGGTCTGGACGAGATGAAAACCCAAGGGGCCAGCCAATCCGACATGGATGCGCTGAAAAAGGCTCAGGTCTGGGAAATCTGGTGCAAATCGTCGGAATGCGTCTATTGGGTGGCTGAAGGCTATGACCAGATGCTCGACCACAAATCCGACCCCTACGGTCTGGACAACTTCTGGCCTTGCCCGAAACCCCTTTACGCTACTCAGACCACGGACACGCTTGTCCCTGTTCCTGATTACGCTCTGTATCAAGACCAAGCCGATGAGATTGACGACCTGACCAAGCGTATTGGTCTTTTGGTTGATGCTATCAAGGTGGTGGGTGTTTATGACGCCAGCCAACCGGCTATTCAGCGAATGCTCAACGAAGGCGTGGATAACGTCCTGATTCCCGTGGACACATGGGCGGCATTCTCTGAAAAGGGCGGCATTAAAGGGACGGTGGACTTCCTGCCTCTGGATCAGGTTATCCAAGCCCTGAATCAGTGCTATGCAGCCCGTGAGCAAGCCAAACAGGTGGTCTACGATGTGACCGGCCTGTCTGACATCATCCGCGGTTCTAGCATGGCCTCGGAAACCGCTACGGCGCAGCAGATCAAAGGGCAATATGCATCGATGCGCCTGAAGAATATGCAGCACGCCGTGGCCGTGTTCACTTCGGATGTGCTGCGGATCAAAGCTCAGCTAATGGCTGACCTGTACAGCCCTCAAGCTCTTATCGCTATGTCCGGCATTCAGGGAACTCCCGATGCGATGTATGCCGAGCAAGCCATTCAACTGCTCAAGTCCGAGCCGATGCGTAACTTCAGGATTGAAGTGGCAGCGGATAGCCTGGCCGAGATGGACGAACAGGTCGAAAAACAAAGCAGGACGGAATTCCTGACCGCTTTTGGGTCGGCCATGCGCGATGCACTCCCGGTCATCCAGCAATCGCCCGAGATGGGGCCGTTGCTTGGGGAGGCCCTCATGTTTGTGGTGCGCACGTTCAAAGGCGGCAGAACGCTGGAAAACACGCTCGAAAGCACCATCGAGCAGATGAAGCAGCCCAAACCTGAGCAACCTAACCCGGAAATGCTAAAGGCACAGGCCCAGCAGCAGATGGAGCAGGCCAAGATGCAGCAAGAGCAGCAAATGGCCGCACAACAGCAGCAACTGGAGCAAATTAAGCTCCAAGCCGCACAGCAAGCCGAACAGGTCAAACTGCAAGCACAAGCCCAGATTGAGCAATTCAAGGCCCAGCAGGCTCTGGAAATCGAGCGCATGAAGCAAGACGCTGAAACCCAGCGCCAGGCTTATCGTGCCCAACTGGATGCTGAGACCAAGCTGCAAATCGCTGCCATGCAAGCCAAGCAAGCCGAAAAGCCCCAGAACGTGATCCAGATGGACACCGAAGGCAAGCTAGACGGTATTGCTGACACATTGAAAGAAGTCACCAACGCCCACGGCGCGGGTATTGCTGACGCTGTCAATCAACTGGGTCAGATGGCTCAGGTCTTGATGATGACCGCTGACGAAATGAAACGCCCCAAAAAGAGGGTCATTCAGCGTGACGCAAACGGGAAAGCAGTGGCCGCCATCGAAGTTACCGATTAAAATAGCCAAAAGGGATGGAAATGGAACCGACTTCGACAGCCGCCACGGGATTCGCAGTATCTAAAATCTATTACGGCTTATCTTCCTTGTTTGGTGGATTTATGCTTTCGTTTTTCTGGATGCCTGACCGCCTTAAAAAGCACACGCCAGTCGCAGCGGGTGCAATCATTGGCGGTGTTTCTGTAGGGGCTGGCGTTATCTTTGGTGGTGCTTTGGCGGTTTATCTGGGCATGAACCCCAACGACGCAAATACAGCCCTTGCCGTGGGTGGTGGTATTGGTCTTACCGCTGTGGCAATCGTTAGCTGGCTGGCCAATTTCTTTGACCGCACCAAGGACAAAGACATTGTGCAAGTGGTTCAAGAGATGCGCATTGTAAAGAACCCGCCCGCAAAAAAAGCCCCCGCCAAGAAAACACCTGCTAAAAAGCGAGTGGCAAAATGAATGACGCACAAGTTGCAGTTTGGCTAACCATTGCACTTGTTTTCCAAGTCATTTCAATTTTCATTGCTTTTATCTATGTGTTTGCCAAACCTGAAGGCTTGCACATATTGCTCAAAATCGGTTTTGCATCAATGGTTTTCGGAATGGTGGTGCAAATCGTCCGCTCCATCCATTATCTAGACAATGGGTTTTACCCTATTGATAGATATTTCCCAATGTGGCTCACGAAGGATATTGGGATAATGTTGGCAATCTATTACTTCGCCTTTGTGCACAAGAGGACAGCATGAGAACAGTACAAATCGCACCGCAAACCGCTTTTGCCAATGGCAAACGCATGGAGGCCACTCAATTTAACGTGGTGAGCATCGAGGACAATCTTTTTGATCACGTGGTGTTTAAATACACTTTGTTTGACGAAAACATGGTGTGGGCAGGCGAGAGCGTGTGGGAGCTTAATGGCCGCGAAACCTACCTGACCTGGGACGCGAGTGCAGAGGGCGCTTATACCATCGTTGCCCAGGGTATCGGCCTAGAAATCACCGCACCGAAAACACAAATGTTCACCGAGGTCTAATAATGGCCGCGATAATCGCAGACATTGTGATTTATGGCGTACCAGCCGCAATTGGTCTGGGCGCTCTTGGTTTGATTGGCAGGTATTACGGGCGCAAAGCACCGCCGAAACCTGACGAAACGCCGCCTCCTAAGGATGATAAATAATGGCTTTTGTAGCAACACTGACGGGCACAAACCAAAGCGTAAACGCTACTAACGGCTCCCCTAACGTCACCGTGGCAAGCACTGCGGGCTGGGTGGTCGGCGCGACCATTCAAGGCACCGGCTGGGCTGCTGGCACCAAGATCGTGAGCTTCGTGGCAAACACCAGCGCGGTGTTCAGCAACAACTTTACGGGCACGACTGGCGCAACGAACGTCATCGTTTCCAGCGTCTACGGCTCCAACCTGACCATCACCCTGACTGCATCCGGTGACGTGGGCACATGGCAAAACGTGTTCAACGCTGGATTCGGTTCGCTTCAGGGTTCTCGTTCTCTGCTACACCCCGGCGCATTAACCATCACTTTCGGCTCGATTGTTTCAGGCGCTCGATTTGACCACCAAGACTGGACGGTTGAATTCGGCACAGGTGGTCGAATGTTGTTTGACTCTGGCCTGCTGGCTGGTGAACAGCGCGGCGGCTACATGATTGCTGGTTCGCTGCTGATTAAGGCAGACGGCCCGACCTTTGTGTTCAACAACTGGAACAACGGCGCAGCTGGTGGATCGTCCATGTTCCTGAACACTGGTGGCCTGTTGACGCAAGGCGGCACGTTCCGCATGCACGACGCTCGTTTTGTGGTACGCACTGGCAACAATATGTGCCCCGCTTTCACCAGTGTCCGAGACCTGATGATTGTCGAGAACTTGATCCTCGACTATGAGGGCGATGCAGGGCCAAACGCTTCTATCGGCTGCGGATTCGGCACGATCCTGAACCCCAAGATCATCAAGGCCAACAGCGGTATCACCCGCACCAACGCAAACAGCATCGGCACGATCACCGGCCTGTATTACCTCGGACTGTTTGGTGACTCGCCCAATGCCAAGTTCGCCATCCCTAACAACTTCATCATGGACGGCTACGCGCCGCAGGTGACGAACGCGCAGCTTATCGGCGGCTTTCAGTCCAACACTACCGAAACATACTCAAACATTGACTTGAGTTCTCCGGGTTGGGGTCTGAGTGATTTGCCCACAAAATATCAGCGCTTCGGGGGGCCAAACGAAATCCGCTTTCCTCGTACTGTGTCGTTTGAACTGAACGATGGCAATGCCGCCAACCTGACGGACGTGACCCTGTATATCCGCAGCGGCACCACGACCGTTTTGAACGCAGTGCAAGCTGGCGATTATTCAGCCTTGACCCCTGCTTTGGTGCTTAATTGGACTGGTAGTGGCAGTTATCGTTTTGCTGACACAAACACCAACACGATCAGCCAAGTGGCGCAGTTCCGCAAGAACGGCTATATCTCCCAAACTGTTTCGTACAGCTTGAACAACGCCGCCTACTCGCAGCCAATCTTCATGCTGACCGACCCGGCCTATGGCTCTGTCACCCCGGCACAAGCGGCAACACTGACCGGCCTAAGCCTCGACTACACAAACAAGGTCTACACCGTTTCGGCGGCGCGGAACTTGGATCAGATTTATGCCTTTGGTCAGTACAGCCAAGCCCTGACAGCAAACAGCGCACAGGCAGACTTCCAGACCAGTGTGGGCGGTAAATACGCTCTAACAAGCCCCTGGAAAATGGCTGTAACGGCTGGTGCTCTAACAATGGGCACTTACAACAACACCTTCAACAGTTCGACCGCTTGGACGTTTGGCAGCACTGCATCGCTGAATCTGGATAAGGATGATGTGGTTTGGACGCCCGGCGCTCGTGCTGACCTGTTCCAGTTCCAAAATGGCTCTACGTTCAACATCACCAACGGCTCGACGCTGACGGTTAGTCCGACAGCTGGCCTTGGATACGGCTCTGCCACGACAAGCGAATTCCGCAGCGGCTCTACGCTGAACATGAGCAATTCAACTGTCACTTACAACATTCTCGCAAGTCAGTCGGGCACGGTATTCAGCAACACGGAAGCTGGCGCGACTTGGAACATCAGCAACTCGACGCTGACGCTCAACTGCCCCAACGGTGCGCAGGTTGCCATCCATGCTTATTTTGTACCGGCATCAAACATCAGCAACTTCACGGTCAACGGCACGGCCACGAACGTGATTTGGCAGATGGGCTTCACCAGCAACAACTCCAAAATGGTGGGCTTTACTTACGGCGGCGCTATCTTTGGCAACGGTACGTCCAACATCCTGATGGACACCTACACCTACACGGGTTCGTTGACCACCATTCCCAATACGTTTGGCTCTGCGAATAAATGGTGGTGGGTTGATCCGGTGATGACTGCTGGTGGCCTGTTCCGTTGGGCGGCAGGTAGCACACCAACGGGCAGCAGCGGCTTCTACGGCGTTATTGGCTTCCGCCCGACCTTCACCATTGACAAAGCTGGTTTTGCGCCTCGGGTGCGATTTACGCCCTCGGCAATGGCATCGCGCTATCCCAGTTTCCAAGTGCAGGCGACAGAGCTTTCCACCATTGCGCTGTCCAATTTCTTCCGTGATCCGACCTTCATGCCGACCACGGACGGTTTCTTGCCGTTCCTTGATAGCTTAGATGACAAAACGGCTCTCAACACGATCAACTGGACTGTCGAAACCCGTCAAGCTGGATGGATTGACCAAACGGTTACGTTCACCGCAGCAACCGCAAAGAAAGGGCTCATTACAAGCACATTCAGCGGCGCAGTGGATTCCAACTATGTCAACGCATCTACCGCTGTGGCCGATGCTGCTTTGATTACGGTCAACACCGTTACCAAGACAATCGCACCTGTTTCGGGTTCGCTGTCATGGAGCCCGCAGCGTTTGTATAACGCCCTAAAAGTCTGGTGGGCCACTTACGCAAGCAACACGGACTTCCTGTCTGCCACTTCGGGTTCTACGCTGAACCTTGGCGACTACAACACCGACGCAAACCTGCGATTTACCACGGGCAACTCCACCGACCTGCTGACCACGGTTCGCACGACTGGCCTGATTAACGCTGCGACTAACGATATTTCCGTGACCGATAGCCGGGGCACCTCGACCATTTGGCAATTCCAAGGGGTTCAGGTCGGCTCGTCCATCGTTGTTTATGATTCTTCCAACGTTACCAAGCTGTTCCAAGGCTCTGTGACCACGGCGGGAACGTACACGCTGTACATCACCTCTGGCACCACCGGAACTTATTTCTGGGCAGTAGAGAAATACGGCAAACAGCGCGAATCCGGTAGCTTTGCGGCCAACACTGGCGGTCTGCTTTTCTACACGCCGCTGTATGTTGAGGATGTGGGTATCAGCCAAACTAACCAATCCACGGTGGCGGCTTATACGGCCATTGAGACTGCCAGTAAGTTCTACGACAGGACGGCGCTTTTCAGGCTGACCGAGCAAGGCATTAAGCTGGGTCAGATCGCCACTCGCTCCGGTACTGCTATTGAAATCGGCTCTTTCAGCCATGTGATTAACAAGGATGCGGCATCGGTTTACGCGATTGTCGGCAGCACGATCACAACAAAGTCGACCTCTTACGCTGGTGACGCAAAATACACCACCGAGATTGCCACGCCTCCTGCAACGATCACGGCAAACAGCACCGAAGTGATTACGATTGCCATCGAGGACGCAAACGGCAACTCGCAGCTGACGATCAACGGCGGCGACGGTACTTTCCAACTCTGGAAGGTGACGACCTCCACCCCAACCGCTGATTACGCTACCGGCACATTGCTGGCAACTGTCGGAAACGTCACATATCGCTTCATCGGTGTGGCCGGATTCGACATTATCGGCGTGGACATTAACTCCAACATTCGCCGCCGCACCAGCATGGCAAAGGGCGTGTATACGCAGTCTTTCTATGTAGGCGAGCAAATTCAGCTCGCACAAGCTCCAGAAGTGACAGAGATTCTGACGAAGGTGGAAATTATGCAGATTGACGTGGATGCAATCCAAGCCAAGACTGATAATTTGACCTTTACCGTGCCGAACGTGTTGGATGCCAATATCCAATATGTGAACGATGTTCAAGTAAAAGGCACAGGGGAAGAAGGAAACGAATGGGGGCCTGTCTAAATGGCAAGCGCATGGGGCGGCAGTTGGGCGCGTTCTTGGCTTAATAGCTGGGGGCCGATTGGTGGCCGCGATCAGCACGATGGCGGCGCGTCTGAGTTCTACTATAAGTGGTGGAAAAAGCTCCACGAAAAGAAAAAGGCTGAGCCGACCCTAGAGGAAGTAATCGAGGCGGTACAGGAAAACCCCGTAGAGGCATTAAAAGCCGTACCGCAAGCCAAAAAGCATTTCCAAGAGATTGATTATTCGGCCATTCGTAATAATGCGATAATGCAGGAATTCATCGCTAAGCAGATTTTGATTAAAATCGAGCTAAAGCGGTTGGAAGATGAGGAAAACGACTTCATCGAAATGCTTTTACTTTCATAAGGAAAACCCTGATGAGTGATGGCGGCAAGGGCGATAAGCAACGCCCAACTGATTACGATGCTTTCGCAAGCAATTTTGACCGGATTTTCTCCGGTGGCCCGAAACGTGGCTCTTATATCCAAGACCCCAAGACTGGCAAACTAGTTCCTAAAGACGAGTTTTATGCCTCTGGTGAGGTCAATGCGCCTATGGTGCTGCCCGATATTCAGGGCTATCAATCTCAAGTAACGGGTGAGTGGATCGGCTCGCGGTCACAGCATCGTGAACACCTAAAACAACATCGGCTTGTGGAGATTGGCAACGAAACCAAAGCCCACATGACCAAACCGGCACAAAAAGTGGACAGAGAGGGCATTCGGCGCTCTATCCATGAATCCCTGCAACGGCATGGATACTGATTTCTCAACAACCCTTAGGAAAACCCTATGAGTGACCTCCGCGAAGCCCTTGAATCCGCTTTTGCAGCCGATGAAGCCCCCAAAGATGAACCGCAAATCACGCAAGAAGCTCCCGAGCCAGAAACCGCTGCCGTGGAGCGTAATCGCGATGAACAAGGCCGTTTTAGCTCTGGCGATGAAGCGCCCCCTGCCCAGCCTGAAAGTGCTCCTGAAGCTCCGGAGATTAAAGCCCCATCAAGCTGGAAGCCCGAGGCAAAGGCTGCTTACATCAAGGCTGAACGTGGTGAAGCTCTAACCCCGCAGGAAATCAAAGTCCTGACGGCTGAAGCCAATCGGCGGGAATCGGACTTTCTGAAGGGTCTTGAGGAATTTAAAGGCCACGCACAAAAAGCTCGGACTTACGAGCAGGTCATCGCTCCATATCAGCAAACCCTTCAGCAATTGGGCGTTGACGCGCCTACGGCCATTTCCAAGCTGTTGCAAGCCGACCATACTTTGCGACACGCTGACCCGATTCAAAAAGCGCAGTATTTCCAGAATCTGGCCCGTGAATATGGCATTGATCTCGGCCAGGCTCAGAATATCCCCCAACAAGACCCGCAAACGCAGTATTTGATGCAGCAATTAAATGAGTTGCGCCAAACACAGCAGATGTGGCAAAATAGTATTCAGCAGCAAGAGCAAGCAAAAGCCAATCAAGAATTAGCCCAGTTTGCTTCTGCTGATAAAACGCACTTCGAGGCAGTGCGGAACGATATGGCAGATTTGCTGGAAACCGGCAAAGCCCAATCGTTAGAACAAGCCTACGAAATGGCTGTCTGGATGCGTCCTGATATTAGGCAAACCCTTATCGAACAGCAACAGATTGAAGCCCGGAAGAATTATGAGGAACAGCAGCGAGCACAGAAAGCGAAAGCCGCTTCAATTAGTGTCCGTGGAAGTTCGCCAAGTTCAACTGGTAGTCAGCCTGTAACCGGGAGTCTGAGAGATATTCTCGAAGCTCAATTCGACAAGTGAAAACCTTTTAAGGATCAAAAATGGCAACCTTTGCTAACCTTTCTGATATCGTCAGCACGACGATTCAGTCGCGCTCGGGCCAACTGGCCGACAGCGTAACCCGTAACAACGCCCTTCTGCTGAAACTCAAGGGCCGTGGCAACGTCAAAACCGTTTCCGGCGGTAACGTCATCATGCAGGAACTGATGTACAACGATGCATCGACCCTGAATGCTGGTTCGTACTCTGGCTACGACACCATTGACATCACCCCCAACAGCCCGATCAGTGCTGCTCAGTTTGACCTGAAGCAATACGCCGCTGCTGTGTCGATTTCTGGCTTTGAACTGCTGCAAAACAGCGGCAAAGAGCAGATCATCGACATGCTGGAAGGCCGTATTCAGATCGCTGAAGCCCAGCTGATGAACCAGATTTCCGCTGGTATTTACAGTGACGGCACCGGCAACGGCGGCAAGGACATTACCGGCCTTCAGGCTGCTGTGTCCACCACCCCGACCACCGGCACCTACGGCGGTATCAACCGTGCTAACTGGACTTTCTGGCGTAACGCTGCTTTCAGCGGTGTGACCGATGGCGGCGGCGCTGTGTCTACCACCAACATCCAGTCCTACATGAACCGTCTGGCCGTCCAGCTGGTTCGTGGCACCGACCGCCCGGACATGATTGTTGCTGACAATAACTACTACCGCTTCTACCTGGAAAGCCTGCAAGCTATCCAGCGTGTGACCTCGGAAGACAGCGCAGCCGCTGGCTTCACCTCGATCAAGTATCTGGGTGCGGGCCTGAACTGTGACGTGTATCTGGACGGCGGTATCGGCGGCTCTATCCCCTCGAACCGTATGTACTTCCTGAACAGCAAGTACATCTTCTTCCGCCCGCACAAGGATCGTAACTTCGTGCCAATCGGCGGCGACCGTCAGTCTGTCAACCAGGATGCAGTGGTCAAACTTATGGGGTGGGCTGGCAACCTGACCTGCTCTGGCGCTCAGTTCCAGGGTGTTCTGTCGGCTTGATGAAAGGGCTTCGGCCCTTCTACTTTGAAAGGAATTGAAAAATGGCTGCTCCGTTTAGCGTAACCCCCAATATTGGGGCTGACTTCAACACGATTACCCTTGCCGCTGATCTGGCAAACGGTAAGATTTCTGATGCCCGTCTGGGTGAACAGCGTTTTGGCTCTAATGGCCGTCGCTATGTTTACATTCAGGCCGGTGGTGCGATCCCCGCATCTACCGCTGTCTGCACCGTGAACACTACGACCTTCATTGCCACTTCGTCTGGTGGTTCTTACCTGTCCCCCGCCGTGGCCATGGCTACTGGTGACCGTGGCTGGGTGAGCGCAGCTAGCGTCTAACCCCCGTAGCCCCCGACTCACAAGGTTGGGGGCTTAACTCCTGAAAGGATTAGACATGGCTATCCCATCGCGCATTATTGCAACCCCCGAGACCGTGGTTATCGGTATCAGCGGCGACCTGCAAGACAACATCACGGCTACCGGCACCACGCAGGCTGATGCTTTTCAGATCAATGCTGTGTACTCCATCGTGACCACCGCTGCCTCTGGCACTGGTGTTCGGCTGATGCGGTCGGAGCCTTCGGCTGAGGTGTTTGTCCGTAACCTGGGTGCTAACACCCTGAACGTCTACCCGCCCGTGGGTGGAAACTTTAACGGCGGAACCACAAACGCCCCCGTGACCATTGCTGCTAACGCTTTCCAATGGTTTATCGGTCGGGACAGTTTGAACTGGACCACTGCTTAAAGTAGAATCAAGGCAGGGCTTCGGCCCTGTCTCCCTTTTAACTCCAAAGGTAAATCATGAGCCAACCTCAGATGTCCCAAGAATCTAACCTGTTCGTTTCGTTTTACAGTGATGCTATCGAACTGAAAGCACAATCCGAAAAAGAAGGCCGCCCCATCTTTAAAGACGTTCCGTTCATTAGGATCATTGTCCCTGGTGACACCAACAACATCATTGAACGGATGGCCGACGAAAACGATAAGCAACGATTCCCAAAGGCATGGGCGCGATTCCAAGCGTCTGAAACTGAGGCACAAGAGGGCACGCCTCTTGAACAGTGGCCCCAGATTACCCGCTCTTTGCTTAAAGAGTGCAAGTATTTCGAGATTCACACGGTAGAAGCCCTCGCTGGTATCAGTGACGCACATATTGCTCGTATGGGCATGGGCTTTACCGACCTGCGGACAAAAGCTAAGGCATGGCTGCAAGCTGCCCAAGGCACTGCCAGCCTGACCGCTCAAGCCGCAGAAAATGAGCAACTGCGCAAGATGATTGCCGACCTTCAATCGCAAATGGCCGACCTGAGCGACAAAAAGGTAGGCCGACCACGGAAAGAAACTGTTGAATGAAAACGCTGCTCCAGATCATTCAGGACACTTGTGATGAGTTAGCACTGTCGCGGCCTTCGGTGGTTATTTCAACCACTGACCCGCAGGTGCGCCAAATGACAGCCCTCCTGAACCGTCTGGGGCGCGATATCGTTAAGCAGTACGAATGGCAGAAGCTCGATAAAGAGTATCTGGTCACAACCGTTCAGTACACCTATACCGGCACGATCACAGCCGGTTCCAAGGTCATCACTGGTCTTTCCTCCACCACGGGGCTGACCAACCAATTCACGGTTTTGGGCGAAGGCATCATGCCTTTTGCCCAGATCGTGACTGTCGATAATCCGACACAAGTGACGATGGACATGGCCGCGACCCAATCGGGCACGGTCTCGCTTGAGTTCACGCAAAACGAATACACCCTTCCCGATGATTGGGATAGGGAAGTTCCACAGACTGAGTGGAACAGGACTACGAGATGGCCGTTGCTGGGCCCACGGTCAGCGCAGGAATGGCAAACCTTCAAGTCGGGCATTGTCTCTGCTGGCCCTCGTCAGCGTTTCCGTATTCTTGGCAACAGTCTGACGATTAACCCGTCTCCTCCGCCCGGACAGATGGTCTCTTATGAGTACATCTCTAACGCTTGGGTTATTGGGGCCGATGGCACTTACAAAACGGCTTTCACTGCCGACACCGACAAAAATGTGTTTGGTGATTCGCTCATCATTACGGGCCTAAAAACCCAGTGGAAGCAAGCCAAAGGGCTGGATTTCACGTTTGACCTTGGCGAGTTCAGAACACTGCTGGAACAGGCCAAAGCACAAGACAAGAGCGCCGCCAAGATGTATCTGAGCCAGGCCAGCGGAAACATTCTGCTGACTAACAGAAATATCATTGACGGTTCTTTCCCAAGCCAGTAAGGTTAATTTATGCCGACCAAAGAAGAATTGATTGACGCACTGCGGAGAATTGAACATGCCCCAAATCAAGGTGATCGAGGCCTTAGCGGGCAAGTGGCAGATGCTGCGTACAAAGCTCATAGCTTTCTACAAGGCGGCGACCCAAATAATCCCAATGTGGTTGGTAATATGGCTAGCCATATTATTGGCATTCCAAGCGTTGCGGCAACCGCCGACAACATAAGCCGTGGCCTCCCAGTTGACGGTTGGGAGGCTGCTGGTGCTGCTATGGCGCCTCTTGGTGTTTATCAGCTGGGTGGCCTTGGTGTTAAGGGCGCTAGAAGCCTTGCTAACGCTTTGAGGAAATAATGGCAGCGCCAGGCAAGCATACTTCCATGCCAGCCCCGGTGGGCGGTCTCAATGATCGGGATTCGATTGTTGAGATGAAGCCCAACGAGGCACTGGTTTTGGATAACTGGTGGCCTTATCCCACTTACTGCTCTATCCGCAAAGGGCGTAAGCCGTGGGTCACGGGGCTGCCTAGCACCGTCAAAACCTTGATGGAATATGCGCCTGCCTCTGGTAACGCTAAATTGCTGGCGGTGTGTTCTGGTAATGTTTATGACGTGACCAGCCAAGGCGTAGCAGGGTCGCCCATTCACACTGGGTTGACCAACGACGAATGCCAAGAAGCCATGATGACGACCCCGGGCGGGTCTTATCTCATGTTCGTTAATGGCACGGACAAAATGCACGCCTATAACGGCACGACATTTACCACGCCCACGGTTAACTCGGTTGATTCGGCCACGTTTGTCCACGTTACTCTGTTCAAAAACCGGCTTTTCTTTGCTCAGAAAAACTCGCTCAAGGTCTTTTATCTGCCGGTCAACTCTATCGGCGGGCAAGCTAGTGAGCTTGATTTGGGCGCTGTGTTTCAGCATGGCGGCTCGGTCATGGCCGTTTATAACTGGTCAATTGACGCTGGCGATGGCGTAGACGATAAATTTGTCGTTATCACCACGAATGGGGAAATCGCGGTTTATGCCGGGACTGATCCATCTAGCGTCAACACTTGGTCGCTTGTTGGGGTGTTCTATGTTGGCGCTCCAATTTCTCGCAGGTGTGGCGTTAAATACGCTGGTGATTTGATTCTCAACACCTTGGAAGGCGTTTTCCCGCTTTCGTCTGCATTGTTGTCGGCCACGGTAAACCGACAAAACGCCATTACAGACAAAATCCAAAACTCCGTTTCTCTTGCGGCGGGGGCATATATCAATAACTTCGGTTGGCAGGTTTGCTTGTATCCTGACAACAATATGTTGATTTTGAATATCCCCGCTGGTAATGGAGCCAATTTCCAGTATGTTCAAAATACCATTACTGGCGCTTGGACTAAATTTACTGGTTGGAATGCATCGGTTTGGTTATCTGTAAAAGACGGATTATTTTATGGCGATAGCAATTCCGTTCAAAAAGCATGGGAAGGCCATTTAGATAATCTGTCTGTTATTACTGCTGACGTACTCCCGTCATTCCAGTATTACGGAAGTCTAGCCAATAACAAGTATTTCACGATGGTTAAGCCGTACCTTATGAGTACGGGAGCCCCGTCTATTTTGTATGGCCTAAACGCTGATTTTGTTGAGGCTGACCCAGAAGGCGAATTCAACTATGAGCCTCCCACGGGTATGGTCTGGGGTTCTATGTATTGGGGCCAGATGAAATGGGGCGGCTCTGTGCAAAGAATCTCTGGGGGCTGGCACACTGTTGGCGTGGTTGCCAACGCTGCCGCGCTTCGGCTCAAAGTGCAAAATAACGGCTCAGACACTCGGTTTATGAACTGGTCTGTTGTGTATCAACCTGGTGGGCTGTTGAATTACTGATGCTGATTTTTGACGCATCCATTGTTGGGCCTTGGGTGTCTGAAAAAACAGGCGGCACATGGTGCGCAGGACGTGGGCAAGCCATTGGCAAACTGACAGACGGAAAGCTCGTGGCCGGAGTGCTGTATGAGGATTTCAACGGAGCCAATGTTGTCTGCCACATTGCCGGTAAAGGCCAATGGGCTGACCGTAGGTTTTTGGCAGTGATTTTTGACTATCCGTTTAACCAACTCAAAGTCCGCAGGATTACTGTGCCGGTTGACGGAAAGAATATCAAGAGTCAAAAACTTGTAGAGCACATGGGTTTTGTCTTAGAATCAAGGCTAGAACAAGCTACCCTTGACTCTGATCTTTTGTTGTATCGTCTTTTTAAAGATGACTGTAAGTATCTGAAGGGTAAATATGCTGATTCGATCTAAATTTGAGGGATACAAAGCGGGTATCAGGCTTTATCCCGGCAAGTCATCTGCACCAGCCGCACCAGACTATTCTGCCGCCGCAAAAGAAACAGCAGCAGGCAACCGAGAGGCTGCGGAATACGCCACCAAAGCAAACCGCATCAATCAGCTTACGCCTTACGGGTCGCTTACTTACGACTACACGCCGCAATATGACGCAAGCGGCAAAGAGACTGGCGCAGGCTGGACGCAGCGCATGAACCTGACGCCAGAAGCTCAGGCCACGCTGAACAAACAAATGGCGATGTCTAACCAGTATGCCGATTTGGCGCAAAGTGGTTTAAATGCTGCACAAGGCACGCTGTCTAACCCGAATCTGGATTTTTCCAAGCTGCCGCAGCTGCAAGGGATTGACGAAAGCAGGCTCCCCCAGTCCGTAATCAATGCAGGGACAACGGCGCAACAAGCCATTATGTCTAGGCTTGATCCTACCCTCCAGAGGGACGAAGAATCTCTCCGCCAGCGTCTTGCCAATCAGGGCATTGCACTTGGTTCTGAAGCGTACAACCGCGAAATGGCTCTGCAAGGCCAACGTGCTAACGACTTGAGGCTCCAAGCCGCTGCGCAAGGCATTTCTCTGGATCAAGCTGCACGCCAGCAAGCATTGGGTGAGCAAAATCTGATTTACGGCAATACCGCAGATCAACGTGCTCGAATGCTGCAAGAACAAACAATGCAAGCCGACCGGCCATTGAATTTGATTAATGCTCTTCGCACTGGCGCGCAGGTTCAAAATCCGCAATTCCAACCGTATGCACAACAAGCCACGACTGCGGGGCCCGATATGCTCCGGGCGGCACAAGCTCAATATGGCGCAGATTTGAGCGCATACAACGCTGAAAATGCACAAATGGGCGGCTTGTTTGGCGGGATTGCTGGTGTTGGCCTTGGATTGGCGGGCTTGCCTGGTGCCAACGGGTCAATTGTTCAAGGTATTAAAGGTCTTATCAAATGACTGATTTTGATTTGGAACAGCAGTTACTGCAAAACCGCTACAAGCAATATGCAGGGCAGCAATACGAAGCCCCGCGAGGGCAAATGATCGGCGATATATACGTAGGCGCAAACCCTTTGCAACACGTGGCTGCGGCCCTTCGTGGGTATGGTTCTATCAAAGGCATGAACCAGACCGAACAGCAAATGAAAGATTTGCAAGGTCAACGCAAACAAGCTATCGCTGATGCGCTTAGGGGATTCCAAACCGAAGCAGCCGGAGCACCTGCATACCAAGCCGCTGGCCCTGCGCCGGAAGGTCAAGACCAGTCGGGCGGGTATCAAGTCGCAGCCCAGCCGGGCAACATGCGTAACGCTTACACGGCACTTTTGAACGCGCCGGATGCATCTTTGCGCAGTGCTGGCCTGAGCGGTCTTGCGCAGATGCCACAACTGGAAGCCGCAAAAGAGGAGCGACTAGCTGCCCGTGATTTCCGCCGCGAGGAAGCCGAAGCCAACCGCCAAGCTCGGATGGAGCAGCTCAAAATGCAGCATGATGCACGTATGCAGATGATGCAAGAGCAAAACGCTACCCGTCAACAAATGGCGCAGGCTCAGCGTGATTTCCAAGTGCAGATGGCGCAAATGAATGCAGCCAACCGACCGGAGCGGCAAGCCCAGATTATCCAAACGGACAACGGCCCAATGCAATTGGTTAATGGTCAGGCCATGCCGATCATGGGGCCAACTGGGCAGCCGATTTCCGGGGTTAAAACCCCTGAGGCTCAACAGCGTCTGAATGATGCAAATGCCGCACTGGCAACCATTCAGCAAGCAGAAAAGATCATCCCCAAGTCAACCAGCTCTTATGCTGGCGCTGGTGTAGATCAGGCCGCTCGATTGATTGGTATGTCCACCCCTGGCGCACAAGCCGCCGCCCAGCTTAAAGCCTTGGAAGGTGATTTGGTCTCCAAAATGCCCAAGATGAGCGGCCCGCAATCCGACAAAGACGTGCAGCTGTATCGTCAAATGGCTGGTCAGATCGGAGATCCGACAATTCCCGTGGCGACTAAACAGGCGGCGCTGCAAACCATCAAGGAAATTCAAGCGCGATATGCTGGCCCACAAGCCAACAAACCGCCAATGAACCCGCAAGATGCTGCGGCACTGCAATGGGCTAACGCAAACCCAGGTGACCCACGAGCAGCGGCAATTCGTCAACGATTGGGGCAATAATGGCTTTTGATCCTGATGCTTATCTGAAAAGCGCACCGGCTTTTGACCCGGATGCTTATTTGGCTAATGCGCCAACCGAAAAACGCACAAAGATTGGCGGGTATACGCTTCAGCAAGCTGCCAAAGATTTTATGACGATCCCCAGCGGTGTATATCGCGGGGTGCAGGATGTAACGGATACGCTTGCCAAAGGCGGTGCAAGCCTTGTGGATATGCTGTCCGCAAATCCTACGGCACGTGCTGCTGTGGACAGGGCTGTGCAGGCCAATCGTCAACGGTTTGAACAAGATTATGGCGATTCTGCCTTGGCAAGTGCTTCGCGTCTTGGTGGAAACATTGCGGCCACACTGCCTGTGGGCGGGGTATTGGCAAGCGGCGTAAAAGCTGCTGCACCTGGCGCTACACAATTGGCCCAAGCCTTGCGAACGGGCGGCATGAGCGGTGGCAATCTGGCAACTCGTGCTGCTGGTGGCGCTGTTACTGGTGGCGCATCGGCTGGACTTGTTAACCCTGAAGACGCAGGAACGGGCGCTGCTATTGGTGCAGCCCTGCCTATGGCTGGGCCTGTTGTCCGTGGCGTTGGAAATGTCGCCTCTAAAGTCATTGGTCAAACAACTGGCGCAGGCGATGCCGCATTGCTGCAAGCCGTGCGTGCTGGCCGTGCAGGTGGTCAAACCGCCGAAACCTTTGCAAAGAATATGCGTGGCGGCGCTGACATGACGGAAGTGCTGGACGTTGCAAAATCCAACCTTGCCGAAATGAACGCAGCCAAACAGGCCGCATATCGCTCAGACATGTCCGCGCTCAAGACCGATAAAACGGTTTTGTCTTTTAACGGCATTGATTCGTCCGTAAATGACGCACTCAATAAAGTGACGTTTAAAGGTCAAGTCAAAAACGAAGGCGCGGCCAATTACTTGGGTAAAGCCCAGGCAGAAATTGAAAACTGGAAAAAGCTAAATCCTTCCGAGTTTCACACTCCCGAAGGCTTGGACGCTCTCAAGCAAAAAGTCGGTGACATTCTTGAGTCGATCCCGTTTGAGCAAAAAACCGCCCGTGCAGCGGTTGGAGATGTTTACAACGGCATCAAAAACGAGATCAAGACCCAAGCGCCAAAGTATGCCGACACAATGAAGGCCTACCAAGAGGCAAGCGAACTCACAAAAGAGATCGAGCGTGCTTTGTCTCTGGGTAATCGCGCCAGTGCCGACACCTCCATGCGCAAGCTGCAAAGCCTGATGCGTAATAACGTCAATACGAATTATGGCAATCGCCTGAATTTGGCCGGTCAGCTTGAAATGGCTGGTGGCCAAGAAATCATGCCTGCACTTGCTGGACAGGCGCTGAACTCATGGACTCCAAGAGGTATGCAAGGTGTCGCCGCCACTGGCTTGGGCGGCTTTGGTTTGGCTAACCCTGCAACACTGGCCGCGCTGCCGGCTACATCGCCCAGGTTAATGGGAGAGGCCGCTTTTGCTGTCGGAAAATTGACACGGCCCAACCCAATGGCAGCCGCTTTGCGTCAAGGTGTTTACCGTGGCGCACCAGTGGTGGCAGCTGATTAACTTGACCTTTTGTTTTCTTGCTTGCAAGGAAATGCAAAAATCAATGATGCGCGAACCAAAATAAGACGATGAAGATGCCTTATGGCCGGATTTTCTTCAATATATTTTTGGACAACATCAACCATTTGCCCGTGTGTAACACCGTCGGGAAAACAAATTTCATTTTGCACAGTCAAATTATCTGCAATTCCAATAACATATCCAAAAGAAGCCCCGTTTCGAAAAAATGATGACGGGGCTTTAATGTCGATCAAAAGTTGATTGCCGTCCTGTTTTGTTTGAGCAAAAGCAGAACCAGACAGCAAAGCAAAAGCGAGAATTAAGTATTTCATTATCGGCATTCCATGACGTTAAAGACGTTGACAAAACACTGCTGACGCATACCAGGCGGTTGTTGGGCTTGGTGGGCGTTCATTTCGTTAAGCCTGCGCTGCTGCTCAATTTGCCGCTGCATTTGCTCGATTTGTTGCTGCTGGCGCTGGCGCTCTTGAAAGTCTCGGACGTGCTGATCTTGATCAACACAATTGATTTTGCCGGGCACGAAAACGCATTGGGCGTTTGCTATGCCTGCTGACAACAAAATGACTGCGATAAGTGATTTCATGGTTGCTCCGTGGTTAAGATGAGCAAATTTGAACACAAAAATTCGTGTTTGCCATAGGGACAAACCCTAGGTAAAATCAAGCATTATTGGAGGTTCTATGGGTGAATTCATCGCCGTTCTGTTTCTAGCCCGCGACATTGCTCACCGTGAGCATCTTAAGGTCAGTGGCCCAGGTTCTTACGCTCGTCACATGGCTCTAGGGGGTTTTTACGAAGGCATTGTAGACTTTGCCGATTCTCTGGCCGAAGCGTATCAAGGTCGACACGGGATCATCAAAAATGTTCCCCTCCTCGAAAACGAATTCCCCGGCGCAATTGTCAGCAGCATCCAGAAACAGCTGGACTGGATCGAGAACAACCGCTACAAGGCCGTTTCCAAAGACGACACCGCGCTGCAAAACATCATCGATGAGATCGTGGCGCTGTACTTAAAAACTTTGTACAAATTGAAGAATTTGGCTTAAAACCTTGCAAACTCGCCGTGGTATTTGACTGCGGCGGCTTTGTACGCTTCGTGGGCTTCTTCTGCTGTATCAAAGCGACCAAGGAAAAGCCTTGTTTTTTTGACGCGAATAGATGCCACCCATTTGTTGCGAGATCGGTCGCGTTTTGCGCCTTTTAAGCCGCATCCATACTTTGAAGCGCCAACATTTTGCTGATTTGTATACTTGTCTGAAGCCCTGAGATTTTCAATTCTGTTGTCGGTTTTGTCGCCGTTTTTGTGGTCGATCATCTCAGGCAAATAGCCGTTGCACATCAAAAAGATGATGCGATGCTCCAAACGCTGCTTGTTGTTAATGGAAACAGTGCGATAAATGCTTGACTTTGACAAGCCACCAGCCCTCATTCCAACTTTGCACGTCGTATGTTTTCTGTCAATTTTCCAATACAAAGCACCGTCTTTGTAGGTGAAAAACTCGTGGGCGCGGATGTACAGTTCTTGATCGGTCATGATGAATCTTTCATGAGAATCCTAAGGACATGGCAGGCGGGGATTCAGTCCGCTTTTCGCCCCGTCGGGCTAGCCATAAAAAAATTGTACCATAAAGCCTAAAAGTATAAAATAGCTTCATCTCAGAAAGGACTGAAAATGTCGAGAAACGGGTCTGGGCAGTACACGCCGCCAACAAATACATGGTCACCCGCCATAAACGGTGTGCTTGCAACTACTGCTGATTGGCAACAGCTTTTGGATGATCTTGCCGCTGCGCTTACGCAATCGGTTTCCAAAGATGGTCAAACCGTCCTTACTGGCAACCTCCCAATGGGCGGAAACGTCCTTACTGGCCTAGGTGCTGGGTCGGCTGTGGGGCAGTCCCTTCGATGGGAACAGCTTTTTAGCCAAGGCACTGAAACCGACATTGCCTCAGCTGCAACGGTAGACATCGGCGCACAAAACTCCAACTTTTTGCGAGTAACCGGCACCACCACGATCACCTCGTTTGGGACGAACTATCGCGGCCCACGATTCCTGCGGTTTGCGGGTGCTGTGACCCTGACGAACGGGGCTAACCTAATCCTTCAAGGCGGCGCTAACTACACCACTACCGCAGGGGATATCCTCATTGCCATTCCCAAAGCCACCCTAGGAGTTGCAGATGGCTGGTGCGTGGTTATCCCCGCGCTTATTCCTAACGGTAGCATCACTACCGAAAAGATCGCCGACAACGCGATCACTTCCGCAAAAATTGCTGCGGGTGCCGTCCTTCCTGTTGACCTTGCCAACGGTGGTCAAGAACTCGGCCCGCGCAACCGCATCATCAACGGCGACATGCGGATCGACCAGAGGAATGCTGGGGCGAGTGTGACGATTACGAACACTGCGGCAACGACTTATGTACTTGATCGCTGGGCTGCTTATGGCTCAAACGCTTCAAGGTTTAGCGTCCAGCAAAACGCAGGAGCTGTTACACCGCCGACCGGGTTTCGCAACTACATTGGGGCGACATCTTTGTCCGCGTACTCTGTCGGTTCTTCAGAGAACTTCACACTGAGTCAGAACATTGAAGGCTTCAACGTAGCCGATCTTGGGTGGGGGACGGCAAGCGCACAAGCCGTAACATTGTCTTTCTGGGTTCGCAGTTCTCTTACCGGAACTTTTGGCGGCTCTGTTATTAACAGCGCAATCAACCGTTCTTATCCGTTCAGTTACACGGTCAGCGCGGCGAACACTTGGGAGCAAAAGACGATCACCATCGCCGGGGATACATCCGGGACTTGGGTGACTGATAACGGAATTGGAATCCGTCTTTCATTTGGTCTCGGTGTTGGCTCGACGTTGAGCACAACCGCTGGCTCATGGGCTTCTGGTTTTTTCATTTCCGCAACCGGCGCAACCAGCGTAGTCGGCACCAACGGAGCCACCTTCTACATCACCGGCGTCCAACTGGAAGCTGGCACTGTCGCCACGCCGTTTGAGCGCAGGCCGTATGGGACAGAGCTGGCGCTGTGTCATCGGTATTGCCAAAACATCCGCGCTGCGGAAAGCAACGGGTTTTACTTGCGGTACGCATACGGAGAATGCGTCACCTCCACCGGATTTTCTGCAAACGTCAATTTGTTTACGCCAATGCGAACGGTCCCTTCGTTGACTGTAAACACTGCTAGCCTCTATTCAGTCTACAGCCGAGTGACTTTAGTAGCGTGTACTGCGGTAACAATTAACGGAGACGGAAGCTCGCCATCAATTGGCGGCGTGAATACGACTGTTTCTTCGGGTTTGACGCAAGGCAGTGCGGGAGCTTTGATGTCCAACAACAACATCACATCGTATCTGCTTTTTACTGCGGAGCTGTAAATGGTTACCTACAAACTTCTCAAGGGCGGCATCGAGAACAAGGAGTACGGAGTCTTGCGCGACAACGGCGACGGCACGATGACCAGCTTTCTTTTCGACCCCGCTAATACCGACTATCAGGCCTACCTGAAATGGCTGGCCGAAGGCAACGAGCCGCTGCCCAGCGATAGCGTTGCTGACGCACCGGAGCAGCCAAGTGCTTAATGCCATCCTGCTCGCCCTAGGCCTAACCTACGGGCTTTTCGTGTTCTACGCCGCAGTCATGAACATCAAGCGTGTTCGTGACATGGGTAAGCTGAACACACTAGGAAAAGTCTTAGGCTATCCA